TTTTTATATAGTGTAGTCACCCCATAGAGATGACTACTCTATAAAGTGATTAATTAATTTAATCTTTTTAATATACTGTTGTATATTTCTAAACCTTCATCAGTTTTAAAAAATGCTGCTAACGCAGAGTATGGATGTTCTTCAAACGGAACTGTCATAACTTTTCTGTTATTACTAGCCCAATTAAAAGTTCTGTTATCAGAAGATAATGTTAATATTCTAGCTTCAACAGCTTTAATACCTACATTTCTTAATTCAACATTTTCATCCTGTACTAAGTCTAAAAATAATTGAGGATTTTTCTTAGCAAAAACTAATACATCTCTCTTAATTTCTTTAGATGTCATTTCAGAAACTTTACTTCCTGATTCAACTCTTAATACTGCTTCAGCGTGATCTATTTCTATATCTCTTGCCGCATTTAATGCTTGTATTTCTAATTCAATATCTACTAAATCATCAGTAGCTACTTGAACTGAATCAAACTCTTCATATACTTTACCATTGTCTGGAGAATAATGAAGGAATTTTTGTAATGTTTGTTGATTTTTTGAAACATTTAAAACACCATCTTCAAATGTAATATGCTCTAATCTAGCATCACCTTTAAACTCATCAACAAAAGGTGTTTTTTGATTTTGTGTATACTTTAACTCTCTCTCATATCCTTTTTCCTCGTCCCAATAATATACCCCTCTACTTTTTATTGTATACGTTAATGGTGACAAACCATACTTTAATAAATATGTTCTATCTTTTATTTCCCAAGAATCTTTTTTAGTTTCTTGTTTTTGTGTTGTGGTAGTTTCTTCTAAAGAAACTTCCTCTTTCTTTTTCTTTGCCATAATATAATATAATTAAATAAGTTAAAAAAAATAAAGTGCTAGGTGCCGAAGCACCTAACTCTTTATATAAGTTGTATTAGTTAAGTAACATGAAGTTATTAGCTCCTTGTACAACTAAACATCTTTCTGATAGGTAATGTACCTCCATTGCATCAAGATCAGAAGTGATGTTTCCACCAACTGAACCAGTGATCCAAGTTTTCATTTTTCTATCATCAGTTTGAGAAGCTCTGTATCTTACATGTAAGAAAGGTCTCTTTAAGTTTTTACCTAAACCTTCATCGTAAACAGAAGAAACACCAGCTGGGATAATAACCCCTCTAATGTCGTTGTCTCCGATTGCGCCTCTAGTTACAGCGTCATTTAGATATTTCCAGTCAGATTTGTAGAAGTCATAAGAACCTCTTCTGAAACCAGCAAAACCTAAATTTAATGCCATATTTTCGTCGTTGTTAAATAATCCCCAAGAAGTACCATCTGTACCATAAGAATTTTGAGCTGCTAGCATATCATCGATAGCTAATGATACAGTTCTATTACAATATATCATATTTTCTTCAATTGCTCCTTGAGCATCGAATTTTTTAAGTATATTGTCAAATGAACCTAAATCATCACTTGCTGATGTACCTAAGATACCACCAGAGTAGTGACCTCTATCGTTAATAGCTGCAAATAAACCTTCAGTACCACCCATAGTAGCTGCGATATTTGAGTTAGATGCTCTTTTTTCACCTTCAACACACATCATCTCAAGATAATCAGTGAATCTAGCTCTAGTGTCACCTTCAGCTTTTAGATACCATAAGTATCCAGTCTGACCTGCTTCACCAGTAACCTCGACCCATCCTAATTGAGATGCATCAGAACCAGAGATTTCATATTTTTCTTTTATGATAACTGGTTTGTTAGTGAATGATTTGAATTCTGGAGCGAGAACTTCGCTTCTACCACTCGTTCCTTTAGCAAATTCAGAACCATAAACGAATACAGTAATGTTGTTTCCGTTTGCGAATTTTGAATCACTTGCTAATGTTGGTGCAGTATAAGGATGTACATTAATTGTATTTCCATTTGCATCAACTGAGTTTACTCTACATTTTAATACTTTACCAGCTGAACTGTCGTTATGAATAACGATAGTATCACCTACTCTTAAAGTATCATGACCAGTAATAGTAAGATTATTACTAGCCGCTTGAGCTACAGTACCTGTTAATTTCAGGTGTAGCCTTCCTTGTTCTGACCAAATAACTTGATCAGAAGTCATTGCTTCTTCAGCACCTACCTGAGCAAGCATACCAGAGATAGTTCTTTTTCCAAATACCTCAGATTCTTGATCATATAAATCAGGTACATACTGTTGAGCCCAACCCGCTGTTCCACTAGCTGTAAAATCAATATAGTTAGTAGACAACGTTTGCTTATTTGGCGCTGGTACAGAATTTAATCCTGATCCAGCGGTTGGATTAACTGCTGCCATAATTTGTTAAATTTATATGTTAAACTTTATTTTCTAATTTTAAATCGGAGTTTATTAGTATCATCACCACTAACTGCTTTTACTTTAATTCCACCAGTTTCAATTTCACCCAAATTTTGTCTAGGTGTCATATCGATGTTTTTAGATCGTGCAATACTTTCTTTAACACCATCTGCTTTTCCTTGTTCGTAAAAGTGATTAGCAACTGCATCAGCGTTCATAGCAGTAAATAAACCTTTATGATAACCACCAGCGTCTTCCATCATGTTTTTCTTATTAAGAAATTTTCCGACAAAGTTGTTAATATCGCCTTGTGTTTCTTTTACTTTATTTACATCTTTAACGTTAAATCTAAATTTTTTATCTCCAACGTTATATTCAAATCCTTTAAACTTATCGTTAAATAAGTTATTAGTTTGTTTATCAAACTCAGATCTTTGCTGCTTTGCTGCTGCTTGAGACTCTTTATTCTCCTTGTTATATCTATTAAAGAAATCAATAGCTTTTTGTTGTTCAGGTGCTAACTTAGCCCCACTTTTAATTTCCGCATAGTATTTGGACTTTAACCCGTCCATGTGGTTTTTAGCATTGGCAACTTGCTCTTTAAATGCTAATTTCTTTCTCTTGACATCTCTTTCTTCATCTACATCTTCATCATAATGAAAAGAATCCTCTATCAAAAAACTAACTTCATCATCAGTCAAATGAGATTTAGTTTGTTTGTAGTATTCTCTCAATAAAGACATGTCGTCTAATTTATTGTAATCTTGATTTAATTTTACATAATCTTCAAGATCACCTCCAGTTTCATTTATAAAGTCTACAACTTTTTGAATATTTTCTGGTAGTGGTTCAGCTGTTTGTTGAGCTTCTTCTATTGCATCCTCTACCTCTTCTTTAAGTTCTTCAACTTTTTCTTCCACAACATCATCAGTTGTTTTTTTATCTTCCTCTTCTTTAATTTCCTCTAAAACTGGCTTTTCAGTTTCTTCTTCTTTTTTCTCTTCAACCTTTTCTTCTTCAACTACTTCTTCAACAACTGGAACTTCTTGTTCCGCTTCTTCTTTAGGTTGCTCTTTATCCTGTTTTTCTTCTTCTTTAACAGGTGGTTTAGACATATCAACCTTTACAGGTTCATCGTCAACATTCATTTTTTTCATAGATGGTTTTTTCTTTTTAACTTTTAATTTACCATCTTCAGTAGCCATTTTTGTTTCTACTTTTTCCTCAGTAGCCTTTTCAACTACTTCTTTTTTAGTTTTAGCCATAATATAATATTATAAAATTAAACATATTATCTAGGTTCAAAAGCACCTAGATCAAAATCACCACTTATTGTATCATTATTTCCTGATTCAAAATTTTTAGGTGGTGATCCTATTTTTCTTTGATCTATTAATTCAGATTGTTGAGATGCTTGTATTCTAGTACGCTCATCTTTGCGATCTTCCTTATTAGTTTCTTTTTGTTTTAAAGCATCTATTTCCATTTGCTTTAATCTCATGTTAATCATAAATTCATGATTCATTAAATCCTTTTTCAACTGCGCTTCAAGTTGTAACTTTTGTAATTCAGTTTGAGCTTCAACTTGTTCTAATTGTGCTTTTTGCTGTGTGATAACTTGATTCTTTTGTATTTCAGCTTGAGCAGCAACTTGTTGCGCTTCAGCGTTTGCTTGCGCTTGTGCTTGAATATTCTGCTGTTGCATTTGTTGATCTTTTTCTAGTTTTTTCTTACGTCTTATTTTAAGAAGTTGATTAGCTAGTTTAATATTTTTAATTTCCCTAAGATCAATTGCATCTTCTAACTCAATATTTTTTTGAGCAATAGCAACTTGTATATTATTTTCTAGTAATTGTTTTTCTTCTTCATCAGGTGCTAATTCAATAAATATACCAAAGTCACATAAATGTAATTCCTCTAATTCTTTTAATGTTGCTACATTATGTACACCAATTTGTTGTATAAAAGCATCTTTAGTATTGGAGTATTCTAATATATCTGATATTCTAAGCGATAAACATTCTGCTAATTCAGCAGTTAAAAATAACCCAGATTGCAATATATGTCTTGTAGCTACGTTTGAGTTTGCAGCTGCTATTTTTTGTATACCAACTAATGCGTTTTTATCTGGCGTGCTAGCATCTCTAGCCTCATTTAATCCAGTCACATCTCTTATCATTTGTAAATAATAATTATATGTTTGAATTAAACCAGCCATCTTTTGACCACCTGCTCCACTTGCGATTTCTTGAATAGGTACTTTACCTGGATTCCCATCTCCATCAGCAGTTAATGATCTACCTATAATACTACCAGTTTGGAAGAACATGTTTAACGCTTCTTGTGGATTATAGTTTGTACCATTACCTAAATCAACTTCTGCTAAACCATCAGCATCTAAATAAACCCCATCAGGAACCATTCTTGACATAACCTGCTGAAGTTTTAAATGTGTTAACTGAATCATATCAGCAAAACCAGTAATTCTACTAACTAAAGATTCAATTCTTCCCTTATACATTCTTGGTGCAACAATATGATAATTCATTTTAACCTTAGTGTAATCACTTTTAGGTCGCATCATATTTTTTGCTAACTCCCATTTTAATAATTTTTTTGTACCAACCACTAAAACACCTTCATATAATACTTCTAAAGATCTATTAACTTTTTCAAAATTGACATCACGTACATCTGGTGGATCAAAACTATCATCTTTAACTAATATTTTACTTGCTCCTGTAGCTGAAGTTTTCACCTTATAAACCTCATTACCGTATGTTTTGTAATTAAAATATAAAACCTGTATAACATTATTATCAAGATCATTTCCCTCGTAAACACTACGATTAGAAACGTGAGTTCTGTGTATTGCTTGTTGTGTAATTTCTTTTAATTCCTCGTTGGTAATATCTGGAAATTGTTTTTTAAGTTCATTTATGGTTATATTTTTTACCTCACCAACATAATATATATCATCAAAATAAGGTGATTCAGCATGTGAATAAACTATATTAGCTGGATCAACATAATCTACTGTTACTCCCTCTGATGTGTTATATCCATTTTTAACACAAGCGATACCTAATACAGTTAAATCATAGTTAAGTCTTTTTCTTGTTAACTCATATCTATTACCTTCCAATAATGTATTAATTGCTTGTTCTTCAGCTAATTCAACAGCTTGCTTATAACTAAGCTGCATATGTAGTGCTAATTCTTCTTCACTGTCAGGTAATTTTTCTGGTGGATTATCAGCTACACTAATTCCAAAAGCCTCTTCTGCAAATGCGTTTAACTCTTTCGTCCTCATGTCGGCTAATACATTCTCCATGTATTCTGTTCTTTTACTAATACCGTATGGATCCGTAGAATACGCTTTAATATCAAATGTTCTTTCTGATATACCATTTACAACAATATCAACAAATTTTGGTATAATTGGAACTGGTTTCCAATCTAAATTAAGATAGGATAAATCACCATTAATAGATAATTCATCTTTGTATTTTTGTATTGATTGTTCTCCTCTAGCGTATAAACGTAATTTGTGAAACTCAGTTTGATTAGTATTAAACCTATTCATACCAGAATCTCTACCAAACCATTCATTTTCTATAGCCATCGCGACTTTTAGTCCATACTCTGGACTCATTTTTTCTGCGTCGCTAACTATTTGACTAGGAAAACTACCTTTTGTAACTGTTTCGGCCATATTTATTTTATTATTCGTGATCTTGTACCAGTATTTCTATATTTGGTAAAATTTATATTTACTTTTTCTTTTTCTATTTTAGCATTTGGTCTATATAAATGTCTATTACATGCCATAATTGCTAAACCTGAACTTATTGTTGCATCAAACTTTGTTCTTTTATTTATATCAAACCTCGACCAATCATTAAGTGTTTTATTGAAATACATAGTTCCATGTGATCCATCTTGCTTCATACCAACATGATCTTGTATATACATTTCAATTGCAGCTGCGTGAGCTTGCTTAATATCTTCACTTGAGTTTGGTATACCACCTATTTCTTTTTCAGCCACAGATAACTTATTCCAAACTTTATCAGGTCTATTCATACTAAACCCTCTGTAACCTCTTCTTCTAAGATAATATAATAATCGAGGTTTATTATTTTCTGCTAATAACGGCATGCCATAAAAATGTAGTGCCATTAAAACATCCTCAAAGAATATTTCAGCCGTTTGCGGTCTAGCTATATACTCTAAGAAAAACATATTAGCTGGAGCATCCTCCATACTAAATTTACTTAAACCATGTAATGAACCCTTTGATCCTTGGCCATCAACAGTTCCTGATATATCATAACTGTCACAACCAAAAGCGCCCATGTGTTCATTACCTGGAAACTTAACACCATTTTTAATTATAATGTTATTTTGTATATCTATTTTAGGCACCCAACTAACACTAAACCTTCCTTTTGGATCTGGGTAAAATACTACTTTTGTATCTTTAACACCATTAACCCAACCAAAATTACCACTAGTAGCTTGAGCTTGGCTATTAACTTCTTCGTTAAAATCTATCTGCTCGTATATTTTAGCTAAATTAAATATACTATTTTTTGTTTCATCTCTAAAAGCATGTTCTTCAGATCTTGGAAATTGTCTATAAAACTCATTTAAAGCGTCAGGGTCATTTTTTAATCCCTCAACTTCATTATCCCAATGATCAACAACACCCGTATCAATTAGTTCACCATAAAAATCATGTACTGGATCTGATGGTGTATCAAAAACTGGCATACCATATTTATCCATAAACCCTTCGTAATTCCATTCCATTGGTATAAACAAACTATATAAACCGGATTTAGTTTGTCCATTTTTATTTCTTTTTGTTACATCAGAATCTTTAAATAATTTTTTAAAATTATCTCCACCTTTATCTAATGCGTTTGACGTACTCCCCATCATACACTTCCCAATAATTCTACTACCTAATCGTAAACATGTTTTTGTTACTCTCCAATTATTTAAAATATTATCAGGTCTTTCCCATTTACCACTTTCATCATGTACTAGTAAATTAAGTTTTTCCCCATCATAACTGTTATCACCAGTATTTTTCCAATCAATTGTTGTATCTAATCCTACAATCTCTTCAACCTGTTCATTCGTTTGAAGTTTCTTACGAGTAAACTTTTGAGCCGGGACCCTATATGCAAGTTCGCTTTTTGGTCGATCCATACCATCCTG